CTCGGGAGCAAGGCTGGCCCTGGCCCGGAAGCGGTGGTGGTGGTGGTGTAATTGCTCCATAAAAATAATTAGCAGGAACGGAGTCCTCTATGCCGCAAGTGGTGGCAATGGAAAGCGGCCCCCAAGGAAGGGCAAGTCAGAGCTGGGATATCTTAGCGCGAGAACCGAGTCAACCGGAACTTGGTGAGCGTAAAACCCAGCCGGTTGAAGCATCGAGCGAGCAACCCTCTGAGCCCTCTGAGCCGGAAACTAAAGAACTGGTTCAGCCAGAGGTTGCAGGGGAGCAAGAACCTTCCCAGCAGGAGCAGGAAGGGGAGCAAAAGTCCAAGCTCAGTCGTTACGAACGCACTAAGCGTCAGCGTAAAGCTTTCGAGACTGAGCGCGCTTCATTTGAGGCGCAGCGCAAAGCGTTTTCCGAGGAACGGAGAGCGCTGGACGAAGCCAAACGTAAAGCAGCTGAGCCGCCCTACACGGTGGCTGAACTCAAGCAGTACCGTAAAATCTGGAATGAGCCGACCCACAAGGACTACGATCCCGGCTTAGTCGAGAAAGCAGATGCCGAGATTGAACGTCTGGAAAAGCTCGAAGCTGCTTCTAGTGAAGCCTTCCGGATCCCCAAAAGCGGTACACCTGAGTTTATCCAACAATGGCAAGCGGCCGAGACTGAGCTTTACAACCTGGATTCTGAGTTCCAGCGGGAAAACACCAGGCTGGATAAAGTCCTGCGCACAATGATGAGTGGTCCGGACGGGAATCTCTACCGCCAGCATCCACGCGGAATCGTGGCTGCTTACCATAGAGCACGTCTGGATATCGCGACGGCTGATCTAGGGACAGCCCGAGCGGAGAATCAAAAATTAAAAACTGAGGTTGCCAGGCTTAACGGTCTTTTAGGGATCGGTCCTGGCGTAAACGGCGGTCGCTCGATTGGGGAATTCCGCGGAAAGGATTTTTCCAATCTCTCGACCAAAGAAATGCGCGAGCACCTGAAACGTAACGCGATCCGCGAGCACTGGTAACCTCTCACAAGACAAGGAAGTCAAATGCCTCCTCCGGTTTATGGCGCTGTCACAACTACTGACAAGGCCAGTGAATATCGACTCTATTTCAGTAAATCACTTCTGGAGCATCAGATAGATACGCTCCAGCTCTATGACCTGGCTTACCAGGTCGAGATCCCGACAGGTCAGGGTTCCAAGACCATTCGTATGTTCCGGCCGCCAGTGGCCAACGTCGCTAACGTACTCACTCTTTCAGAGGGTCAGCCACCTTCGACAGCGCCCTACAAGCTGGTTTACGAATATATCTCGCGTACCTTGCAGCAGTATGGGGGCTACGCCCAGGTCAGCGATATCGTCGATGAAACTGAATTTTTAAATACAGGCGATAGCTTGATGACAAAATTTGGGGAGGAAGCTGCCCTCTGGAGCGATCAACTCATTCGCGATGCCTGTATAAACGGGACCCTCGAGGAACCAACCAAATTTGGTAAATACTACGTTGGCGCGGCCACTACCTTCGCGGCCCTGGAGGCGCAAGCAGCTAATGCGAGTTCCATGACTAGCAAGGAACTAACTAATGCTCTAACCAAGCTCAGGGTCCAACGAGCGCCGACCTTTGCCGACGGTTACTATGCAGCGGTCTTTTCGCCCGAACAGGAAAAAGACCTGCTCGATGAGGGAAATAACGGCTGGGTCTACGCCAGTGCGTTCCAGCGTCCAGAAGGGATCTGGAAAGGTGCTATCGGCACCTTTATGGGGCTCAAGGTTATGCGTACCACCAATGCCTGCTACCAAAACGGAGCCGGCACCGAAGGCGTGTTTGTCGCTGGCGGCGACATTATCGCAGGCCTCGTGTTCGGGAAGGACGCGTTTGCCTGCCCCAAACTTGCGGGCGAGAGTCCGGCTGCGCCCAAGGTTAACACTATTACCCAGCCGGATAGTGCGAATCCGTTTGGACAATTTTCGTCATTTGTTTGGAAGGCTTTTTTTAACGGTGTGGTCTGTAACACATACTTCGGTATCGTGATCCAATCCAAAACCCAGTACACTGGGATATAAAATGGCAGCCATAATTGCGATCACGGCTAAGGAAAAGCCAGGTAAGCCGACCCTGACCCTGCCTCTGGACGCCCTGTCTACGGACGGGGCGGAACCGGAAGTAGGTGACGAAATCGAACACTCCATAAAAGGCACTGTCACCTCAATCAAGGGCGATATGGCGACGATCAGTGTCAAGAGCCTGGATGGTGCGCCAGTGGAGGGCAGTCCCGAGGAAGAAGCCGCTGAGAGTCCAGAGGAGGAACAGAGCGAGGAGGAAAATGAGGGTAGTTCTAACCCTGGTAAGTCTAACCCTGGCAAGTCAAATCCTGGTCCTGGTATGCCTGGTATGCCGGCAATGCCGCCGCCAGCTTTGATGCGGCCACCCCCTGTTATCGGACCCAAACAGCGAGCAGCAACTCGTGCGCTTGGGGCAAGTTTGCGCTCAAGGGCGCGCGGGCGTCCCTTGCCGATGCTTTAGGCGGGCTATGGGACTCAACATCATTGTACGAAGCAAACGCTCGGACCGAGAAAAGGTTATCCAGGAGCGCGGGAAGGTGATGTTGCGTCATTTTTATCAGCGGGAATGCGAGAATAAAGAGGGCGACTTCACTAAGATCACAAAACGTGAGGTAACTCGAGCTTGGAGCGATGATGCGCGTGGCGATATCGATCCGGCTATAATGCCACCGTGAATGACAGTGATTATCCGGAGATAACCGATGACTCAATAGGACTCAGGTACGCCTTACCAGGTCCTTATGTCACCAATCTGTCCTCTAGTGACGAAAGGCAATTCCAGGATTGGGTAAAGCAAAACAATGTTCCCTTTGATCCCTCTCCAGAGGCTGATTACGATATGCGCGGATTCTGGGCAGCACTAATGAATGGAAATCCGGCAGCTGTCAGAAGCATAAATCCAAAGGATAAGCAAATACATTATCCGGACATTTGGAAAACACCGTACCATAAGACATTCTCGAACGAATCTATTTACTCTGGCGATCAGGCTCCGCATTGGGAAGGAAACCAGTTGATAGACTATTTCGGTCGAGTGATAGCCGATGAGACACCGTGAACAATGTCATTTTCTCACCTACTAGCGACGCGATCCAGACCCTGGAGCGTCTTTATACCAAGTTTGACTTGAGCGCATCCGGCTACCCCACAACCCAGTGGGAAAACCGCAATATCCGTGAGTACGCCTTGGAGCACCGTTTACGCTGGTACTGGGCACCGGACATCTACCTGACTAAAATCAAGGTCAATCGCCGGATGGTTGACCCCTTGGCGCATGTGCTCCAGGAGATTTTTGGGACCTGGGACTACCGTCTGGTGCAGGAATACAACCTGGACGTATTCGTACGCTGTTACTGTTTCGGTTGCGAGGATGCGCCTAACCCGTTCTGGTGGGGTGCTGGTTACCGCCTAAGCCGCCTAGTGAGTGGTGTACCTCTGGAGGAAACAATCAAAATCTTTACTCGGCACGGGTTTAGCTGGGTTGGAGCTACTGACAAGAAAGCCGTGCGCGACTTTCATTATCTCTGATGCATGGGTCAGCCACCAGAACAACCGAAGAACGGAGCCCAGAAGCTCTTAGCCACCTTAGCCCAGAGTGGGGACAAGTGGGTCCAGTTTGGCATTTTAGTGTTAGTTGGCCTGAGCGGTTTCGGCAACTGGGCTGCAACCTGGAACAGTGGCGATCGGAACCGGCAGGAGATCGAGATCAGCCGGCGAGTTGCCTGGGAAGGCCAGGAACGACTGCGGGAGGAGGTGCGTCGCCAGGTTAACGATATCCATATGTGGCTCAGAGAGGCAACTGAGGAGTTCCATCGCGGGAATGCGGACAGTGCCGAGAACAACAAGATGCTCAAAGAAATGCGCCGCAAACAACTAGAACAGGAGCACAGTGGCCATTGATTCCAGAAGCGCCAAAAACATCGCGACGTTGCATGCCAAGCTGCAACCATTGGCCGAGGCGCTCTTAGAGGCAGCTGCCCGGGAAGGGATCACGGTCAAA